GGCCAGCCACAACGAACGTTTGGCGCTCGGCAGGCGCATGCGCCATGGGTCTGGTTCGGCCAGGACGACAACGTCGCGGCGAAAGATTCGCTGGCTGCCATCGAGCTGGCCATCGACCAGCAGGCGCACGCGCGACCGCTGTTCTTTCGAATGAAGACGTACTGGGGGTTCGAAGTCTGGCGTTCGCGCGACCTGATGCTCGGCAACATCGACGCCGACTGTCTGGTCTTTCCCCGCGCAATTGCCAAACAGGTCGAGTGGGGATTGCGCTACGAAGGCGACTATGACGCCGCGGAGCGGGCTGCAGCCATGTGTGGCGGTGACGTGGGCTGGATCGACCACCTCGTCAGCGTCGCGCGCCCGCAGCCCGGCATGTTCTGGTGGCGCCAGTGACGCTCGAATTGCTGAGCGAGCAAACGCTGAATGAGTGGAAACGGACGACCGAGCTGCACAACTTCGTGCCCGAGTATCACCGGCTGCAGGTCGAGCACTGGGTCTGGCAGAACCGCGACCGTCTCGGCGGACGAGTGATGGACGTCGGCGTGCAGAACCCGCGCCGCTGGATCGGGCCGGGCTACTTCACGTTCGGCTACACGGGCGACACCCAGAGCGACCGGATCGGTGACCTGACCGACCTGCCGTTCGAGAACGAGGAGCTCGACGCGATCGTGTGTACCGAGGTCCTCGAGCACTGCGCCGATCCGTTCTACGCCGTCATCGAGATGCATCGCGTACTCAAGGAGGGCGGGCTGCTGCTGGTCACCAGTCCGTTCTTCTGGCCCTGGCACGGCAATGCGGACTATCCCGATTACTGGCGCTTCACCGATCAGGGCTGGCGCTACCTGCTGCGCGACTTCAGCGCGCTGACCGTGCAAGCCTGCGCGTGGACGGACGAGGGCGCCCAGCTCGTCGACCGGGTACGCCAGGTGGAGGGCTGGGGTTCCACGTCCGACGTCTACGGCCATACCGCGTATCTATGCGAGGCGATCAAGTGACACAAGAACAACGAAGGGAAGGCGAGAACAACGCAGGCGATAGCCAGCTCAGTGGTGGTCCATGTCTCGAAGTGCTGAGTTGGAAGTGTGTCCATCACTCGGTCTACAGCGCGATGCATTCCTTTTCGCCAGGTACGTCTTCAGAGATGGTCGACCAGGCCAGAACGGACCTTCTGGCGTACTACCAGACCAGCCAGCCGTGCGGCTGTACGCCAGTCGTAACCCCGCCCTGAAGGAGGAACCCGTCATGCCATCCGCACCCGTCCCGCCCTGGAACATCAAGCCCGGCACCAGCAGCGGCAAGAAGCCGAATCCTGGCTCAGGCCAGGCACCGACCGATCCATCGGTGCGTGTGTCGGGTCCGCAGCTCACCGACCCGAGCAAGCGAGTGAGCGGCGGGGACTGATCCTTGCGCAAGGATCAGTCCACCACAATCCGTCTGCTTCTAGTAGGTGCAGGAGCTGCGTTCAGCACAAGAGACGTCGAGGACGGCTACCTGGCGGCCCTGCGCGCGACCGACGCGGAAGTCTGGCTGTATGACCTGGGCTCGCGGCTCAACCTCGCGCGCGACTGGGTCAACAAGATGTGGCGTGCGCGCGGGAAGAAACCGGAGGACCNACCGGGTTGGCCTGACGCGATCTACCGCGGCAGCGTCGAGGCGCTCGAGATGGCCCTTCGGTTCCAGGCCGACTGGGTGTTCATTGTCTCGGGCATGTTCTTTCACCCGGACGTGCTCGAGATGATGCGCCGCGCTGGCCTGCGAACGGCGGTGCTGTTCACCGAGTCGCCCTACGAGGACGACCAGCAAGAGCGGATGTCCGCTCTGACGGACATGTGCTGGACGACGGAGCGGACATCGACCCACCGGTTACACGCGGGTTACATCCGTCACGCCTACGATCCCGCGCGGCATCGGACCGACGTGCCGCTCGACCTGAGCCTGCCAGCGCATGATGTGGTCTTTGTCGGCTCAGGGTTTCCCGAGCGTATCGAGATCCTCAGGAGCGTTGACTGGTCGGGCATCGACCTGGGGCTCTATGGCGAGTGGGGGCTGCTCGGGCCGACCTCAAAACTGCGGCAGTTCGTGCGCTCGGGACCCGTCACGAACGAGACCGCCGCAGGGCTCTACAGACGCGCCAGAATCGGCCTCAACCTGCACCGGTCCAGCAAGACCTATGGCCGCGGTGCTGAGCGCGTAGCGCACGCTGAGAGCGCCAATCCACGTACGTACGAGCTCGCCGCCTGCGGACTGTTCCAGGTGTCCGACGTTCGACTCGAAATCTACGAGCTGTTCGGCGACGCGGTGCCGATGGTGGACATGAGCAACCTCGAGCGGACCGTGCGCGCGTACCTGCAGGACAGCCCAGCCCGACACCATGCCGCGCGGCAGGCACGTCTCGCCGTGGAACCCCATACCTTCGCCGCGCGTGCGGGGAAAATCCTGGCCGACCTCGAGCAGTTCGAGCGGCCCCAACTACTCCAGAGAGGAGCCTAGAGCGAATGGCCGTCAAGTACTCGGGTGCGAACGGGTTGATCTATCTGTCTTCGACGGGCACGGGTACGCCCGTTCTCGCCGGAGGCTTCCGCGCCTTCACGCTCGACAACTCGCGCAACTTCATCGACACCACCGAGTTCGGTGCCAGCAATGCCACCGCGGTCCAGGGCTTCCCGGCCTCAACCGGCACGTTCGAGGGCTTCTGGGCGACCGACGACACCACGCTGCGCGACGCGTCGAACAGTGCGGATGGATCCAACATGGCCGTCTATCCCAGCCGCAACGCGATGTCGCGCTACTTCGGTGGGCCGGTCTGGGTCAACTACAGCCTCAGCACGGCCGTCGATGCCGCAGTCACCATCACGGGCAACTGGACCTCGCGCGGCAACATGGTCAACCTGTTGTGATCGAGGCCCCGCGCCGGAACGGCACGGTCGCGCTGCCGATCAATACCGTCGACATCAGCCTCGACGAGATCGGCTACCCCGGCTGGCTGGTCACGATGCGCACCAATCCGCGCGCGTCGGTCTACGACGACTTCCTCGCTCAAAACGAGGATGTGGCGCGTTGGTGGAAGGCGTTTGGCCGGCTTGTTCAATCTTGGAACTTCGCCGATGAGGACGGCGAGCCATTCCCCCTTCCTGCCGAGTGTCCATCCGAAAAAGACTTGGACCTGCCGGTACAGGTCATTGCGTTCATCGTCAAGCGCTGGGTCGAGGAGTTCCGGGCCAGTATTGGACTCCCAAAAGTATTCGCGGCCAACTTAGAGACTTCCTCAACGATGGCCGACGGCCCCCAGACCGGAGAATAGGTGCCCATCCGCCTAGCCAGTACCTCGCGGTCATACTGGCCGATCGTTTTGGCGGGACCCCGCTCACCTACTGGAACATCGGCGCACTCGAGCGTGAGTGGTTACTGCAATTCCTCGCGGTTGAAGGCGAAGTCGCGAAGGCTTATCAGGGTATGGCTGCAGGCGATGAGGTCGTGTTCATTGACGATTGATCGGGTCCTTGATCGTCGCCCAGACGAGTGCCACAACCCAGCCGAGCAACGTCCAACCCAGCAACAGGTTCAGGACGAAGATAGCGCCTTTATTGCGTCGGTGGCCCAGTTCTGCAGTGATCGTGGGCAAGAAATAAACAGGCAGCACAACGGCCACCACCACGAGCAGCCCAATCATGCTGCCCACCTGGGGATTCGAGACTCCCGCGGCGAGTGCGATTACAAAGGCGAGCGTTGCTAATGATCCGCCAAGGACCATTTTCAAAGCGAGACGTGTTCCTCGGCCAGTCCGAGCAGGCTGACCTAACGCGATGTTTGACACGGCTGCCTTATAGGCGACGGCAACCCAGAAGCGAATATCTCAAGATGAAGCTTTGATGAAACCGTAATGCCAGCAACCGAAGAACTGCGCGTTTACATTCGCACCATTGCCGACACCTCAGGCGTCAAGGAAACGCAGCGAGCTGTTGAGCAAGGTCGTCGGACGCTCAGCGCGGCTGGGGCCGCAGCCATCGGTGGCATCGCCGGCGTCGCCGCGGACCAACTGACCAATCAGGTTCAGAACCTCATCGGAGTATTCGGCGCGTCGATCCAGGCCGCGCGCGAGCACGAGCGGGTCATCCGCGCAACGTCGATGGCGTACGGTCAGGCGGCAACTCAATACCAGCGGTTTGCGGAGCAACTCAGCGCGACGACGGGATTTACCAGCGACGCCATTCTCGAGGCAGCACTGTCTGCAAGGACGCTGAGTCAGAACTACGGACTGACGATCGAGCAGACCCAGAAGCTCATCAAGGTTTCGGCTGACCTCGCGCGCGTGCGAGGCATCGGTATCGCGGAATCGTTCGAGCGTGTCCAGTCGGCGATTCGAGGTGAGGCCGAGGCGAGCGAATACCTCGGGCTGACGTTGAACGACACGTTCCTGACGAACCAGGCGATGAACGGGTCGCTCAAGACGACCTTTGGGACGATGACCGACGTCCAGAAGGCGCAGGTCCGTTACAACGAACTGCTCAAACAGTCCGCGCAGTTCACAGATATCGCCAAGAGTTCGACCGATTCACTCGATGCGGCATTCGGTCGAGCCGAAACGTCGCTAAACAAGATGGGCGTCGCCTTCGGCAATCTGGTCAAAGGACCGGCTGCTGGCGGACTGGATCTGCTGAGCAAAGGCGCGGACGCCTTCACGCATGCGTTCAAAGGGTTCAACGATCCAGGTGCCCAGCGCTTCTTCAAGTTCATCGAGCTCTATCTGGACTTCAGCAAAAGCGGGACGGCGTTCGACGTTGGTCGCCAAGCCCAGGCATTCGCATTCCCGAGCGTCACGAAGATCAGCGATGAACTCATCGAGATCCATGACAAGGCGCCGCCGGCAACCAAAGCCCTCTATGACACGGCCGCTGCGGCCAAACGGCTGAAGGAAGATGCCGAAGCTGCCGTACGTCCTGGTGTCACGGTCATCAGCAGCTCGCTGCAGGATCTCAAGGAAACAGCCGACCAGGCCGGCAAACTCGCCGCGATTGCCTTCCGCGATCAGGTCAATGCTGCCGTTCAGGAAGTCAAGAACAGCCAGCAAGAATTGCTCGACCTACAGCACCAGGGTGTTGACCTCGCGGCGCA